AATGCTAATGGTACTGCCCAAGGTGCACACGAATTAACCGGAACTAGCCTATTTGGCGGACCATTGGTGAGAAGATAATGAGCAAGAAAGAAAAAGCCTATTGTATTAACTGTGGCGGATCCAGCCACTGTAAAAAAACTCTCAAGAGAAAAGAACGAGAAACTATCGATGATAAAACAGTGCGTGAGTGGACTATAGAAGTTTGTCGCAATTGCCATTGCAACCGTTGCGAAACAGCATAAATAAGCACATGCGTATTAATGAATTAAATGTACCAGTGCAACCAGACACATATGAAGCTAGCATGTTCATTAAACAGGCTATTAGAGCAGGCAAATACGCAATAAAAATTCATAATTTATTAAGCAATGATCAAGAAATGGAATCTTGGGTGGCTAAAAAAATTGATCTAGCATCAGGTTATATTTCATCTATTGGAAATTATTTAGAAGGACAAACATTTTCAGAAGATGCTGGAGAAGGACACATGTCAAAATCACAGTTGTACGCAACTGCCAAATATGCTCTACAGATTGCTTCTATAGTGCGACCTGGCGATGATATCGAAGGTTGGCTACAAACCAAAATGAATCGAGCAGTGGACATGCTGGATGCAGTTTATCACTACGAAGATTATCAAAGATTAAATCCCTACAGAGAAGAGATAGGTGATTTACATCAGAAACATGCTGAAATAGTAAAAAAGAATATTGATGAAATTCTAGCTACAGAAACTCCTGTGGATGACGTAGAAACCAAACCTGGCATGCTGAATATATTAAAGAAAAGAGTACACCAATTTGAAAAAGAACGTGCTCAAGAGAATAGAAAAACCAACGAAGCAGGTTCTAGATTACCATCATCTATGGCAAAGACTAAGGCCAAATTGGACAGTATGTCTCCAGATGAAATCAGAGCATTCTTTAAGAAAAGAGAAGATTTCGCTAAACAACATGCTGGTGGAGTTATCCGTCCAGGTTTCTCAGCCAAAGAATTAGCACAGAGTCAAGAATTCCGATATGGCAGAGAATTTGCTAAAAGAAATCCTTATTCCAAACATTTTGAAAGCACACAAAAACCTTATGTGAGTCAAGCTGCAGATGGCAAGTGGAATGTGCTGGACAAAGATGGCAAGACCGTGTTCTCATCCGGCAATTACAATGTGGCACAGGATTACTTTAAAAAAAATTACAATAATTTAAAAGAAATAGAATTAGACGAAGGTCTTAAAGATTGGTTACAAAGAGTTGCCGCAGCAGGCATCATTGTAGGCAGTGTGGCAGGTATTGGTTCTATCAATAACGCTATGGACAACAGCGTACCAGTAATTCAAGCCATGAACAAAGCATTAGACGTTGCCAACCAAAAAAGCGATCAACAGATGATACAGAATATCAAGCAGGATATAGAGACAGCAAAGATAAGTTTGAATTCAGGACAGAACCTAAACACAGTGAAAAATTTGCAGGATAGATATTCTAAATTTATGCCCTTAGACTATAAAAAAGAAAACGAGAGTTTCAAAGACAGAATCATGGGCAAGATCATGTCACCTATCAAAGATTACAACAAAAATAAAGAATCCATGCTGCCCAAGAGCGCATTCGCAGGCAGCGATAAACACAAGTTAGGACCAGCAGCACATTTAACCGGCACAATGAAAAGACCAGCACGAGCAGGTGATTTAGTAGGCGGTGAAGGACAGAGCGTAAACACTGAAGAAAAACAAAAAGGGTTAGATGGTAAAGCATGCTGGAAAGGTTATCGACGCATGGGCACCAAGATGAAGGGTGGCAAACGAGTGGATAATTGTGTGAAATACGAGTCTAAATTAGCAGAAAAACTTGCAAATAAGCTGAAATAATAATATATTATTATAATACAAGATTTTATAAATACTTCATATGGCACGTAAAACATACAACGACGGGTTTGCAGATCTAGTTAAACGCTTAAATGAGATGAGCAATATTACTCCTGAGCAAGAAAGACAGGAATTACTAGAAGCAGCTAAAAAAGAACCAAGAGTACTAGATGATAGACAAATATCATTAGCGGATATTGCAAAGTTAGCCGGTATTAAAGAATTCCGAGAACCTACAAAAATTTCACCCAAAGCAGAAAAATTAATTGAATCAATTACTGGTGAGAAGAGTGATATCACAAAAGCTATAGAAGAATCTGATAAAAAAGCTCCTAAGAAAACAATAAAAGAAGCAAAGAAAAAAGAAAATAGATTAGAAAAGATTGCTGAGTTAGAAGCTAAATTAGCAGAATTAAAAGCAGAACAAAAAGAAGAACAAACCTATGATGCAAAAACATTCAGAGAAGTGGTACAAAAAGATATTCAAGAGTATATCCGGTCATGCGATGAGTCAGCATTGGTTGAATTATACAACAGTATCTCAGACAATGAAGCAATCTACAATGAAGAATCATCAAACATTCTTGTTAAAACTGAAGAAACTAAAGAAATTATTGCCGACGCAGAAAAATTAGAACAAGAAGTTATTGCAGAAAAAGAAAAAGTAACACAGGAAAAAGAAGAAATGGTTCAAGAAAAACAACCAGAAGTAGAAGCAGTTGCTGAAGAACCCAAAGAAGAAAAAGCAGAACCTAAAGAAGAGACCACAGATGAAGCTGCAGGATTTCAAGGACAAACAGAAGCAAGACAATTTGATATAAGATTATCAGGAGACTTTGACAGAGATCGTCCAACATCAGACAATGATGCTGCTGCCGTTAAAAATGTTTTAAAGAATGCTGGTATAGAAGCAGAAGTTCAACCCAGCGAAGCAGATTTTTCGTCAGTTTCTATAAACACAATGTCTCAACCTGAAGCAGTTATGAACGCTCTTGGAGATATGGTTGATGAAAGTCTAGAATACAAAGACGAGCTTTCCGAAAATAAAAAATAGTTTCAATCTAGAAGACAAACAAGAAAAACAGAATAAATACAAGTATGAGTCAGATACCTATTTTTTCGTATAAACAATACCTAGATGATATGATGAGGTTGAAAGACCACGGCACTGTGGATGTAGATGCACAAGTGGAAAGACCAAATAGTGCAGGTTCTCGAGGATTAAAAAGAATTAAAAATTTTGTAAAAGAACCAGTACACATGATGGGAGAATCAGAAATACTAGATAAGCCTACTCCTACTATTCAAGACATTGCAAAAAAATTTAACAAATCTACAAAATATATATTAGATCAATTACGAGCAGGTATACGAGTAGAACGAGAACACACTGATCAGTTTGAAGTTGCTATGGAGATTGCATTAGACCACCTAAATGAAAGACCAGACTACTATGAAGTGCTAAAATCAGCAGAGAAGAAAAAAATTACCAAAAATGAAGCAATAAAGGCTGTTCTAGAAGGTGTGAGTTATTCTTCACAAACAGGTAAGTTGATCTTACCAGAAGCTATTCAAGGTAATTTGAGAGTTTGGTTTGAATCCAATTGGTATAATATTACTAATAAAAAGTAATTGATTTAATCGTCTCGAAGTCATATAATACATAATAACAATTATAAAGGAGATAAAAATGTCAGGAAGAAATTTCAACGAAGCAGAAAAAACCAAATTAATACAACTGATCAAAGAAGGATCACAAGTATTAGGAGAAATAGATGATCTTAAGACCGGTCTTAAAGACACAGTAAAAGCTCTATCAGAAGAATTAGAACTTAAACCAGCATTAATTAACAAAGCCATTGCAATCGCTCACAAGGACAATTATAAATCTGTAGCTGATGACATGGATATGTTAGACAGCATATTATCTGCGGCAGGCAAAATCTAGTGTATGGTATTGTAAGACAATTTTGGATCAACAGTTATCGAACAGATCATGTGGCATTTTATTATGAACTGATCTCTTTGATATTCACTGTATTTGGTTCTTTGGTACTAACATTCACCAGTCCACATCCACAAATGAATTTAGTGTTTCCTTTCTATCTAATAGGATCCAGCACAATGGCCTATTCTGCTTATCGTAGAAGAAATCTATGGATAACTATGTTAGCCAGTTGGTTCACACTAATGAATTGTATTGGAAATTATCTAGTATTTTTTAAATGAGTTACATAGACGCTTATTATCGCAGAGATGATGACAAAGTGTTGGTAGTAGAACGTGATGCCAACGGTCAGAGAAGATTTGTAGATTATGATGCAAGATATCTTTTTTATTATCCAGATCCTCGAGGTAAACATAGAAGTATACATGGAGAAACTCTACAAAAAGTTACTTGCAGTACATTTAAAGAGTTTATAAAAGAACAAAAAATAAGAAGTAATAAAAAATTATATGAGCAGGATATTAATCCTGTGTTTCGTTGTCTTGAAGAGAATTACTTGGGCAAGGATGCTCCTAAACTTAATATAGTATTCTTTGACATTGAAGTGGATTTTGATCCACAACGAGGATATTCTACCACAGATGATCCTTTCATGCCCATCACAGCTATAACTTGTTATCTTAACTGGACAGATCAATTAGTAACTTTTGCAGTGCCTCCCAAAGGATTGAGCATGGCAGATGCTAAACTGCAAGTGGAAAGATTCAGTAACGTAATGTTGTTTGAAAAAGAAAAAGACATGTTAGATGCTTTCTTAACTCTAGTGGATGAAGGAGATGTTATCAGTGGTTGGAACTCAGAAGGATATGATATACCCTATACTGTGGGAAGAATACAGAAGGTATTGAGTTCAGATGACACAAGAAGATTGTGTTTTTGGGGAGAAAAACCCAAGAAAAGAACATTTGAAAAATATGGTAGAGAACAAATCAGTTATGATTTAATTGGTAGAGTACATTTAGATTTATTAGAATTATATAGAAAATATACCTATGAAGAACGTCACAGTTATCGTTTAGATGCCATAGGAGAATGGGAATTGGATGAAAAGAAAACTGTGTATGAAGGATCATTGGATCAATTGTATAACAACGACTTTGGAATGTTTATAGAATACAACAGACAAGACTGTAATCTTTTGGCAAAATTAGAAAAGAAATTAAAATTTATTGAATTAGCGAATGAGATTGCACATCAGAATACTGTGTTACTACAAACCACCATGGGAGCAGTAGCAGTTACAGAACAAGCTATTATTAATGAAGCACATCGTCGAGGCATGATAGTGCCAGGCAGAGTAAAAAGAGATGAATCAGCGCCTGTGGAATCAGCAGCAGGAGCGTATGTAGCATACCCTAAAAAGGGCATACATGACTGGATTGGATCTGTGGACATAAACTCACTGTATCCATCTGTGATTCGAGCTCTAAACATGGGACCAGAAACTATTGTGGGACAGATACGTCCAGTGATCACATCAGCAGAAATAAACAGAGCCAAACATCAAGGCAAATCATTTGCCACAGCATGGGAAGGACAGTTTGGTTGTTGGGAATATCAAGCAGTGATGAACAGAGACAAAGGCACAGAATTAATCATTGATTGGGAAGATGGTACCAGTGTGAGAATGAGTGCAGCACAACTGTATGATCTTGTGTTTGATGGCAACAGACAGTGGATGATCTCTGCCAATGGTACCATATTCACATATGAATTTGAAGGTGTTATTCCAGGATTGTTAAAAAGATGGTATGCTGAAAGAAAAGACATGCAAAAAAGAATGAGTGAGTGTGGAGATAATGCTATTGAAAGAGAGTTTTGGGATAAAAGACAACTTGTTAAAAAAATTAATCTAAACTCTCTGTATGGTGCAATTCTAAATCCAGGTTGTCGTTTCTTTGACATGCGTATAGGACAATCAGTAACACTAACAGGCAGATGTATTACACAACATATGGCTGCTAAGACCAATGAAATTATTGCAGGCAAGTATGATCACGTGGGCGAGAGTGTGATATATGGTGATACTGACTCGGTGTATTTTTCTGCTTATGCCACATTAAAAAAAGAAATAGAAGGTGGACAAATACCATGGGGCAAAGAGAATATTATTGCTCTCTATGATAAAATAGCCGAAGAAGTAAATGAAACATTCTCAGCATTCATGACTCGAGCATTCCATTGTCCCAAAACACGAGGTGATGTGATACGAGCAGGACGAGAATTAGTAGCATCCAAAGGATTGTTTATAACTAAAAAAAGATATGCACTGCTATATTTTGACAAAGAGAATGAGCGTGTGGACACAGCAGGCAAAGAAGGCAAAGTAAAAGCCATGGGATTGGATCTTAAACGTTCAGATACTCCAGTATTTGTACAAGATTTTTTAAGTGAAGTATTGTATCTGGTGTTGGTAGGTAAAACTGAAACAGAAGTTCTAGATAAAATTAAACAATTCCGAGCAGAGTTTAAATCTAGACCAGGTTGGGAAAAAGGTTCTCCCAAACGTGCCAATAACATTACAGAATATCACGAAGAAGAAAAGAAAAAAGGCAAAACCAATATGCCAGGACATGTGAGAGCTTCTATTAATTGGAATCGATGCAGAGAGATGTATAGTGACAAATATAGTATGCCTATTCTAGATGGTGCTAAAGTGATTGTGTGTAAATTAAAGAATAATCCTCTGGGTTATACTTCTATAGCATATCCAGTGGATGAACAGAGATTGCCAGAATGGTTCAAAGAGTTACCATTTGACAGTGATGGTATGGAAGAGAGTGTACTGGATGGCAAGATTGAAAACTTAATAGGTGTGCTAGAATGGGACGTAAGATCTACAGAGAGTTCTAATACATTTAACAAACTATTCGAAATGGCTTAATATGTTAAGTATAGAAGAGATTAAATTATTAATAGAGAAATTAGAAAAAATTAAAGGACACGATTTTCAAAAACTTATTGATGATAATTTAAAAATACTCAAAAATTTAGCAACTGTTGTAGATATTAATAACCAAGATCAAATAGATCGATTGGATAAAACCAAAGATTGGTATGCTGCTGATTTAGAATGGCGATATGCAAGAAAAGATTTATTACATGATCAAATATTATTTGATCGTATAGAGAGTAAAATAGGACATTTTGCTAAATCAGGTTCAGCAGCTAATCTATGTAATAGTTTAGAAATAGGTCCTGGATATGGAACATTTAGTAAATGTTTTCTAGCATGGAGATTGAATTATTTTGTTGATGTTGTGCCACATTGCCAAACTAAAATAAAAAAATTGTTTAATCCTCCTCATTTGCAATATCTAAAATTTCATCTAACCAATTGGACCGCTTGTCCAAATATTCCAGATAATGCTGTTAATTTTGTATTCAGTTGGGATACCTTTACTTTCTTTACACAACAACACATAAAATTATATCTCAAAGATATATTTAGAGTTATATTACCAGGAGGTTATGTGTTCTTACACTATGCTAATTGTGAATATGATTATGATCTACACGAATCAAAACGTGGCTATTGGAATTACAATACTCGATCTGCCATGACCAAAATAATCAAAGAATGTGGATATACCGTAATTGAAATGGAACAGTTCAAACCCGGCGCCAATTATGCCATATTTCAGAAACCTGGTAAGGACAACCCAGTATTGTATAAAGTATTGGAAATTCCAGCAAAAAAATAATTTAAGACTTGATTTCTATCTAAATATCTTATACAATTTAATTTTAAACTTTTAAGAATAGGCAAAACATGATAGACATATTAAGAGACATAGTTAAACACACATATGGTTTAGGCTTCCTAGATCTAGTTAAAATCACAGGCACAGCAGATGAAACTGCGATTGATTCCATGGCAGAAGATCGATCAGTTATTCTGCAAGGCACATTCAAACAACCACAAGCAGGATTGGTAGGCACATTTGGAATGCCACAATTGAACAAATTAGATATTCATTTAAAATGTCCAGAATACAAAGACAAAGCTAATATCACAGTTATCAAAGGCAATCGTAATGGTGCTGAGATTCCTGTGGGCATACACTTTGCAAATGAAAAAGGTGATTTTAAAAATGATTATCGTTTCATGAATGCTGAAATCATCAATGAAAAATTAAAAACAATCAAATTCAAAGGTGTTAAATGGGACGTGGAAATTGAACCCACA